CATTGTATTAACCGGATATCGGCTATCTCCTGACGGTATTTCTCTGCCCATGCCATTTAATTCTGTATTCCTGATCTACGTAAAGCAATTACTATATCCCTGCCTTTAACTCGTATTTCTTTTGGTTCAATCTTGATTGTCTGAGCCTGTCCTGCCTGTAGAACTTTCTCACCTGATGACAGTCCTGTTATAAAACTATCATTGGGATAACCCGGAGGTACTGTTCCCCCTGAAGCCATGCCAAAAGGTTTGCTACCGAACATACCCATTAGTCCCGTTGTTGCTGCTGCACCAATAGATGTACCAGGAAATAATGTTCTTATTAAAAATAACACAGCAGCTTTAGCCAATATCTCTGCTATCAGTCTTTTAAAATCCATTATCATACTATCTATCATTGCCTTAAATCCCCCACTTGTTGAACTGAATAAAGCATTAAAAGAATTTGAAAGTATACTAACGGCTTGTTGTTGGGCATAAAGAGCTTGTGTCATATCTTCCACTGCATTTATAGGTTTAGAACCTTTTTGTAATCCTGGCAATATAGGAATGCCTTTTGATATTTTAGGTATTCTGGGAACTGGCAATGTCATCCATTCATAAGGTTTCTCGGCAACTCCGCCTTCGCCACCACCTCCGGCAGCAGAGCCTATTTTGTTTAATAAATTAAGTATTTCTTCAAGTTGTTGTTTGTTGTTCTTTAAATCCTCTGTATTTGATTTTAATAATTTGGAATAATCTTTTGTTTCTCCAGTTATCCATTTCCACAGAGTTATTTTATCCTGTTCCTGAAGTAATGTTTTACGTCCTAATTCAAGTTGTTCTCGTTGTTTTTCTAATATTCCTTTTTGTGCGATTAATTGCTCTTTTGACATCCCCTCGAAAAGACTCGGTTTACCTTTAAGCCAGCTAGTAGCTGTCTCAAGACCTTTCATGAAATCCGCAAATAATTTTGAAGCTGTGACTTTTCCCCCTAATTCTGTCATGAAATCCTGCCATGCAGTTTTCAATCTTGCAAATCTTATCACTGTTGTATCAGCAACATCACCCATTGATTCAAGCTCTCGTCTTATTATTACTCCGGCTGCTGTTGCAAAATCACCTGTTTTTTTAACTTCATCCTGAAGTTCAACGGCACTTATACCGAGATTATCCATAACAAGTACAGATTTACGGCCAATACCTGTAATGATAGATTCAACGAGATAATCAACTGATTCTCCTGTTTGGATAGCTCGTTTTGTCGCAAATTCAAAATACGTGGCAAGTTGTTCAAGAGGTATCTTAAAATTCTTGGCCTGAATGGCTTTCTGCATCAAAACGACATTTTCAACCGTCCCACGCGTAGCACGTCTCAAATCATTAAGTAAATTAGGATCATTGAGATTATCAAAAGCCGTCTTGATGCCTTCAGCTTTTGCTGCTAATCCGATAATATGCTTGCCAAATGTGGCTATAACTACTGCACTTGCAACAAAAGCAGCAGCAATATACGCTCCAATTTTCTTAGACCAACGTCCTATTGATGATTCGGTTTTTTTTAAGGTACTATCCAGTTGCGTACTGTCTCCCCTGATCCTTACTATAAGATTATGAAGTAAACCCACTTTACTTTTTATTTAAGCTATTTAATAATGTCTGTCTCACTGCCTCTAATTCTGCTTTTGATATTTTAACTTCTTTCTTTTTCTCTATTATCTCCTGATCATCTGATATTTTGAAAATTGATCTTGGCTCTTTTGGCTTATCTTCATTTTTCATATATGGATTACCTGCTATAAGTGTAAAAATAATCTCTCGCATCAACCAGGCCGTATTTCTTTCCCAGTTTTTCCAGTACCCTTCGACTGCCATCCCATATTCCGGTAATGTCGAATGTCTCCATCTCTCGATTGTCCAGCCTAACTCTCCGAGGGCAAAGGCCCGGAGTTTGCTGAAGCTGACTTTTTTTTTACGGCCTTACTCTTTCCCTTTTTTTCCGTTACCTTACCAGTCAACTCCTGTATTTCCCTGATATATAAATCCCGTGTTTCCTGGCTCATGTATTCATGCCAGATCACAGCATGAGAGAATTTATACCTGGGCTTTTTGTATATCTCCTTACAGGCAGCCAGATAACCATTCCATACTATTGAAAGAGACAGATCATAGTTACTGATCTTACTTTTCTCATCCAATTCGTCAATATCAATACCAAGTTGTTCACAGACCATCTCAAGAGTCATTATCTTAAAAAGAAACGGCACTTCTTTTTCACGGATTAATCCGGCAAAACGGAAAGGCATTTTAAGTCTGACTATCATACCTTGAAAGCATAAAGTGATGATAAAGCCCAGTTGGCAGCATCCGTATTGGCCAATCGTACCGAAGCCGATTCATCAGTCTCCGTACAAGTTAATGTGATAATATTTAATCCTGCGACCAGGCTTTCTTCATTGCTGATATAAGCACTGGTATTATCCCAAATACCTATTGTCGGAACTTCACCTGAAGTAAGGGCCAGGAATACCGCTACTTTGATAACATCTTCATCAGTAACTGAAATTGTATTGCTATTCGCATAAGCTGTTCCGGCTTCGTTAATAGCTGAAGTGATAGCAATATCCGAGATTGTGAAGGTATCATAATCAGTACCTCCGGCATCCGGATCAGTAACAAGACTTGCCGATGTTCCTTTAAGATGATAAAGAGGTCCATTAACTTTAAGTGATCCTGTTAAAGCAGCCGGTATTTCCGTATCGCCGGTTAAACTGACTGAACTAAGATCCACCTCTCCTATTATGGGATAGCTTATACCCCCGACAATAACCATTAGTAATGATGTCCTGCCTGTTATATAAGCAAGCAGATTCGCAGCCGACAGACCCGTTGTTGACATCAACGCATCAAAACTGACTGTCGAATTTCGTTGTCCTTTCTCATGTTCCGCCCATCCACCCGATTCTTTGTTTGTCGCATCCGGCAGATCCTGCTCTGCTGTGATAGTAAGCCCTCGCTGAAGTGCTATCGGCTCGCCATCTGCATAGAGCAATACCAGTGTTCCGCTAATCTTTGCCATTATATTGCTGCTAAAGGTCCGTTACCTTTTATATTACCGCTAAACGTAGTAGGTACTTCTTGAGGACCGGATATGCTGATATTCTGAAATGTCCCTTTACCAGTCCATCCCGCTGCTCCTGTTGCACCATCAGTGGTGAATTTTATATCCGTATCCGCTGATCGTGCTATGATAGCTGCCAGTATCTCATCAGGACTTAATCCCTCTCCTGCTTCATCATATTTACCATCAAAACTGATATTCCAGTTTCGCACTCCCTCCTCATGCTCTGCCCATCCCTCTGATTCCTTCGTAGTGGAATCCTGAAGATCAACATCAACAGTAAGTGTGGCATCGGTCTGGTGTAAAACCCTATCCGATCCACTTATTATTGCAATCAATGTTCCATTGTACTTTGCCATGTTGTTATGTATTTAATTATTACTCAATTATAAAATCATAAATATCTATAAGTCTTATTCTTGAAATTCCTGTATCGCTCAGTTCCACAATCGGGTTAAAAGTCCCGGGACAAAAAATTATTAATGTCCTGTCACCACAAGTAAAAGTCGCAGCCCTGGTTGGCTTGAGCAATCCCCGGACAACATTCAAAATCCCCTGAGCTTTTTTCTTATCAGCTCGCTGTAAACTCTCATTAACAACCTCTATCCTGACAGTACCATAATAGACGAAATCATCCTTCGTGCCATCTTCACCATGCAGTATATCGCCGATATAAACATAGATTGAAGGCGGATTCTTGGGTATGCTCTTATAAACCGGATAAGTAATCCCTGAATAGGTTACATTACCGTTAAGTACTGTATAAATCCCTTTTACCAAGTCATAGCTGATATCTACATGAACTTCACTCATCCTTTCGTTACTTTATTAAGCTCTTCCGTCACTCTTTCCCTTAATTTTGTATCCTGCCTGACTGCTGCAAAACCCAGATAGGACATTGCCGAAATATATTTGGTTCCAAACTCAATGAATCCTCCATATTCGACAGGAGTACCAGTAACAGCTTCCATTTCCCCGATGGATTCATTAAGTGGTTCATTACCCATATATTTAATTCTTTTAGATTCAGCATGAACAGAAGCACGGAGACGATCCGTTTCGATGCGTCTATCTCCACCCAAGCCCCCCTCCAGTCTCATTTTAGCATCATTGGCAACAGCAATAGCTGTTCTATCCACGCCTCTCTCTACGGCTTTCTCAGCTTCCTTGCGATATTTCCTGAAATCAGCAAGTAACTGTTCCGTCCCTTCAATCTTTATGTTTATCAGAGGTTTCATTTTTTTGTTGCTGCAAGTATTACTATCTCATTAACTTTTGATCCCGATCCTTTATTTCTCGTTATTG